CTGAGTGTTGTCAAATGTAAACACATCCTTAGTGTCTACATCCATAGCTACAATACAAAATATTTTAGTGGGGTTTAGTCCATCAGCTTCTATATCAAAAACTAAATTACTCATAGCTCTTCTCCAGTAAACTCATCATCACTATAATCTAAAATCTCTTTGAGTCTTCCTGTCTCATTCTCATATAAAAGGTGAGTAGCTATACCGACATCCCCTGTGTATCGAGACTTCAACACCCTGACTCTAGTAGTAGATGCTTCAATCTCATCATCGCTCTGCTGATTTCGTTCCAAAGCTATGACACAATCAGACAACTGTGCAATGCTCTGAGAGCCTCTAAGGTGCGATAGCCCTGTCTCAATACCATTCTCATGGCCTCTATTGCCATCTATTCTCCGCAAGTGAGACACTAGAATCATGCCACAGCCTGTCTCTTCGACCAGTGTTCTGAGTCTGTGCATAATACTATCAATAGCTTTACGTTCGTCATTCTCCAGTGTAGAGAGAACTAACATATGCAGGTGATCAACAACTATCCACTTGCAGTCTAATCCAATAATCATATATCTAAGCTTGCTGAATATATCATCAAGATTATTAACACCGTGGTGAGCGTGTATCCAAACCCTGCCTGTGTTCTCACCCATAAAGACTTTCTCAAAGCAAGCATCTAGTTCTGAGGGGGTGAATCTATTCTTTACGCTTTCCAAGTGTAGCTTTGCATTAGCCTCAATAGACATTATGCCTTCGGCAGTTCTAGACCAGTTCTCTTCTAAAGCGAGAACCCCTACGTTATCTTTGGTGTGTTGTATTAGCCAGTGTTCTAGCTCTCTGGTAACACTAGACTTACCAAGACCTGTACCTCCAGTGAGCGTCAGAAGTTCTCCTGCTCTTAGTCCTTCTAGCTTTCTGTTGAGGCCGAACCAAGGGTAAGGGATAGCGGTTATTTTGTTAGCCCTTAGTTCTTGATAAGCCTCAAGCTGCTCTGATAAATTTAATACGCCAGAGGGTGTGTAGACTTTAGCATCCCAGAAGCAGCTAACAAAAGTAGAATGTCTACCTTGCCGCAACATATCATTGGGATCTTTGAAGTCCGTAGGGAGGGTCATTAACTTGGCTTTGCCGGGGGTCAGTAGCTTCGCTATTTTTCTTGAAGCCTCCTGACCAGCAGAGTCGTTGTCAAAACAAATAACAACAGAATCAAAAGATTCTAAAAACTCTAGATTATTTTTAACATCTTTCACTCCACCACCAGCACCATTCTTTACAGAAACTACAGGCCATTTGCTGCCCATAAGTTCATATGCTGCCATAGCATCACACTCGCCTTCAACTAAGGTAATAAATTTACCACCCGACTTGAATAGCTGTTCACCAAACAGGCCGCTTTCTTTAGCATTACCTGTCCAAACAAAGTCTTTATTGGGCTTGCGGATTTTAGATCCCACATACTCGTTCTTGTGGTAGTAGGGATAATGATGGGTAGTGATAGAGTTATTGGATAGTGTAGATTTTACACCGTATTTTTTAGCTGTTGCTAAACTGATCTTGCGATCAATCAACTCATTGAACTGAGCAGAAGGGTTGTTATCAGACATGTTTTTATTTCTCTGATACGTATCAAATTCCGTTATTGTATCTGGTTGTTGTACTTCCTGTGTACTGTAGTTTTTAAAATATTTAGAACAGCTAAAACACCAAGCTGAACCATCTTCATTTATTGATGCGGCATCAGAACTCCCGCACTCGAAACAAGGTTGATGAAATTTTACAAAAGGCATTGTTATTCCTCATTAGATGTAGCACTCCTTACTACTATAGCCTCTTCCGTTAGATGGGTTTTAAGATTATTTATTAATGTTACTGTAGCTGCTTGCATAATAGATACAGTAGTTATAGCTTCTTGAAGTTTTAAATCTGCCTCCAGTAAAGCCCTAACAAGAGCTTTACCTTCGGCAGTGAACTTCTCTGTATCATAAGAGCAATCATCTACTGTTATGATAGAATCAGACATCTTACAACTCGTCTTCCATGTTTGAGTCAAACGCATCGAACTCTGATCCGTCAGGTGAACCAACTTCTACTAAGTCAATAACCTGCATTGCTTGGAAATCTAGTCCCTTAAAGACTTTCCCTTTCCATTCCGACTCCCACTCCTTGTACTGAACACGCACATTAGAACCATTACCTACTCTAGCATCTAGTGGATTTTTAAACTTATCTACTAAACGTGGAGCAGGGCGTACCATTCCGTTCGGGCCATTAACTTTACGTTTAATAACCAGTGCCTGTCCTTCATCCATTTGTTTTACAGTGAACCCTCGTGATTGAAAGTCTTCTGCTGTTGCTTCGTCAACCACTAGATTTACTGTGTATACAGGATCATAGGTTGTGTTTGGTGATGTTACTGAAGCCCAATAAGCTTCGCCTTGTAGTATAGCCATGCTATGTTACCTTTGGTTAGGTGAGTGAATTCGTACTGTATCATGCTTAAAAACTGCTGTCAAGCTATTTATTTCCGTCAACTTCAACGGCTTCTTCCTTAATAAAAATACCGTCCAACATCTTACCGCGCCTATCTTTAATATCTTCATAGGCGTGATCTATACATTCCTTTAAAGACAAGTTGTGTCGGACAGCAATGTTTACCAGCACCACAATGATGTCTCCAATGTCATCAATGGGTGTGGTCTTCTTGCAAACGCTGTCAGAAAGTTCGCCTACTTCCTGAATAAGTTTTAGCACTTGCTGTTTGTCATCAGATCCGTGAATAAGATTCCTAGCTAAGTGCCACGAAACAATATTCTGAATTGATAATTCAATACCTCTATTCTCTTCGCTCATTTTTCCTTACTCCATATTTGTCCACCTTTCACAGAAACTTTAACGACATCTTTGCAATTAGGTACTGGTAATGTAGGAGGTGTAGATATATTATATAATCTTTCCATATCTATTATCGTGTTGTATTCTGTTTGTTCTACTATAAATTTTATCACATCTTTCTCTTTTACATTGTATGTTTTACAGGCTTCTGATAGTTTAATTTCTTGCGTTGTTACTGCCATAACTGCTTTGGCCGTTGCCATTGCTTCTGTACTAGGATTTCCTGATAAGGATTCTTCAAACATACTCATACAGTTACTCCTGTTAGTACAGTAAATGTGTAATACATTATAACAAGTGAGCCTAAAACTAACGTGGCTCTAGTTATCTTGGGTAATCTTACACCTGTTCTTTTAAGATTAAACATTCTTTTTAGCTTCTTTTTCACTCCTTTTCTCCTGATCTTTTACTAACTTTTTAAATTCTTTATTAAAGATTTTATCAAAGTTTGAATTAAATTTATCCTTGTCTACTGGTCTGGCGGTAGATCCTTTACCGCCATGTGTCTGTCCTGATGCCATTAACTTTCTTCCTGATAAGGTTTTCCCAAACTAAAGACTAACAAAGGAAGTAAGATTATAATGCCTTCAAAGCACATATATTCTCCTTCATCTGTTAAACTATTGTGTACCCAGATCGGTCTTGCATCACAGAACTCTAAGTCTAAACCTACTCCATTGCGTAGTTCTAAAGATATACTATATCCACCTACATGAATTGAAAACATATTAAGCCGCCAGTTGTATACGTTGGTTAGTGAATGCAGATCGTACTGTCTGCTGTCTTTGATTTTGTATAGCTGCTATGTTGTGCATAGATGATTCCCTTGATGTTTCTGCATGAGTTGACCAATCTGTCATAGCATTATATACAGCCCAGAAATTACTACCTAATCTGTGTTTGTATACTCCTACATATTTTGCCCAGATAAACTCTAAACTTTTATTCCTGCGGGGCATGTCTTGCAACGCTGTTTCCGGTGTTCCACCATCGGCTATCAACTCTAATGCTTTATTAGCTTTAAGAGACTTACAAAAGAATATAAACGCTTGCTGATCTGTGACTTGTTTTTTAGACCACTCTGCCCACAACTCTCTTTCTTTTTCAAAGACCTCTAAAGATTTAGTAATTGCTCTACCACCATGCTCAATGTTCAAAGAGCGAGTGTGTTTAGCTTTAAACACTGCAACCTCACCGCCAACAAAGACTTGTAGATTTGTACAAGCTTGCTGTATAGCTGCTGCACTAATCATAAACGGCCATGTTCCATCAAAGGATGATATAGATAATAGACTTAACGCTGCTGTATCACCATCTGGTGTCTGATAAGTATGCTCTGGAAGTCTATACTGCACAAAAGTTCTTGATCCATTGTGAGATGTTCGGATAATTTCCTGCATATTATTTAACTGTAGCCCTGATCGCTCTAAGATATTACGGGTTACATCTATCATGTGCTTCGGTGCTACAGCTTTATAGCCATGACCATGTACTCCAAGTTCTTCTCCTGTATCTGTTCGATAGATTACAGACTTCGAACTAGGGAACTCAGTACCATCATCGTCAGCCAAATAAACTAAAGGTGCAGTAGCTATATCAAAATCTGCTTGGCCGTAACCACCATCTCTAATAGAGTTGAGGGCTGTGTTGTTTGTAAACATC